CAGCGTGATGCGACCGCTGTGTGCGTAGAGCGGCTCATCGAGCCACAGCTGCGAAAATTTAAATGGCCAGGTCTCAAAAATGGTCGCAACCAACGGATCAGCCAGCCACATGAGTTCGCCTAAGTTCTTCGTCTGAACGGCTTCAATCTCGCCGGTGTCATAGACTTTGTTGCCGGCGCAGTTGATGCCATCAAACAGTTCCAGGCGCCACAACGCGCCGCTCGACAGCCAATGCCGATAAATCACCAGGCCATCAATCAGGAAAAAACCATCCAAATTAAACTGCACCGCGGACTTGCCGGTGCCGTCCGGTGTAATGCCGGCAGTGAGGCTGCGGCCATAGACCTGGCTGCTAGTCAGCGGCAATGTCGGAATGAGCGTGCCTGTCGTTACCGACACGGCGGCGTCATCCCAGAGGTTTTTCATCAGCATGCGGATGTTGCTCACTGGATCACCTCCAGCGTGCAGGTGTCGGAAAGCAGATCATCACGCAGCCGGGTAATAACGGCCGTGCCGCCGGCGACAAAATATTGCGGATATTGAATGGTCACGGTCTGGCCCAAATCGAGGTTAAACGGAGCGGCAAATGCCGAAAATTCAAAGACAGTGCGCGGCACCGCAGCCCACGTTGCCCGGCGGTTCGCCTCAGTGGCCGCATCCGCTGCACCGACAATTAACGTGCTGACAGACACATCTGTCGCGTCTGGATATGCGGCGGCCACACCGGCGTTATTGACCGGCGCAGTGGATTCGGGCAGCTCATAGGTCGTTGCCAGCGCAGGCGTCGTCTCACGCACAGAGCCTGCCAGGCCATCAGCTTGCGGCGTCCAGTTGCGCCGGTACCCGATTTTGACGGTCTTGGCCGGAGTGATGCGCCGGCGCGGCCAGAGGCTGTTGTCTTCAATGCCATCGACGCTGATGGTGGCCACCGATGCGGTTGGGCCATTAAAGTGCAGCCACTGCAGCTGGCCGAGCCGGCTGTAATACCAGGCAGCGCCCACACTGGCGCTGATGTCATCCAGTACCGTCGCCAGCGTTTTATCCCCGGTGATGTAAAGCCCCAACTGATAGGCCGGAAGCGTTGCCAGGCCCGCCGGCGCGACAATCCCAAAGCGGCTCAGCAAGTGAGCGATCATCTGTGCTGCCGTCTGCAGCCAGACGCCAGCTGGTTTGGCGCCGTCAACGTCGGCGGTCACGCGGCCTTTGGCATTATTGGTCAGCGTAAAGGTGCCGGCAGCCAGGTTGGGGGTGTATGGAATGGCCACACCGTTTTCACGCACAGCAGTAATGGCTTGAATAGCGCCGTCATGCACCTGGTAAGTTTTGGTGGCGTCGTTCAGCAGGACTGGCGACACGTTAAAACATCTACCGAGGCAGATAGGTGCTGGCTGGCCAGCGTTAGGACCAGAGGCAATCAATGTGCTCTGCAGCTGCCGGCGCAGCAGTTCGCTGCTGTCGCGCAAGGTCAGCTGGGCAGTGTCATAACTCGTTGCTTTCAAGGCATCAGCGGTGGCTGAGATCACAATGCCAAATTGCACCAACGGCCAGCTCGCATCGCCACAACGGATAGTGACCGGCAGACCGCCGACATTAGCTGTTTCCAGCAGACTCAGCAGTTCGTCGTCCAGGAACAGCTCGATGCTGACACTGGCCGTGGTGCTGTAGCCGGTGAACAGTTCGGTCAGTTCGCGACCCCAGCTACCCACAGACAAAACCGTGTCCGGATAGGGTGTAAAGGCTGGCGAGTCATTCGGGCCAGAGCGGTACGGGTGTGTTGCACGGCGCACGGTCTGCAATTGGCCGGCCACCCGCGCCTGAAATTCCACTAAATAGCAGCGGTCGACACCTGGCGTTTTAATCCAGTCAGCAAACGACATCATGCCTGCCTCCGCTGCGCAAAGATCATGTCCTGAGTGCGCTGCTGGTCATCTTGTATCGCGGCCATTTGGCGCTGCAGTGCAGCATTCGCTGCGCGCTGCTCGTCAAGTTGTTGCTGCAGAAGCTCAACCACTGCGCGATTGGTTTCGTCACTTCCGGCATTGCTGGTGGCCGCTGGTGGTGGCGCCGGTGGGTTAATGATGATGATTGGCGGCTCGATTTTGCCGATCGCATCAACAACTGACGCAAACCCATTTTGCAGCGTGGCCAATTGATTATCGCGCTGTAAGGCAGCGGCGGTTTCGAGCGTCGCGAGGGCAACCTGCAGGTCAGTCAATTCCGTGATGGCGCCTTGCTGCAGCTCCAGCTGTTTAGCCTGGTAAGCAGCCAGTTCTGCTTTGGCTTTCTCTTCAGCCTTGGCTTTTTCCTCTGCCGCTTTTTTCTCCAGCTCAGTCAGCACTTTTTGCAGTGCTTCCAACTCCGCAATGGTGTCCGACTGCATGCTGATCGATGCGCTGTAGTACTGCTGAGTCGGGCGCGGTACCGAGTTGTCGCTGCCGTTGGCCATGCCACTAAAGCTGCGATAGGCGGCCTGCACTTCTTTGAAAATTGCCGAGTATTCCGAGCTGCCGCTAGCATAGTAATTTTTAGCTACGTCCAGGTAGCTGGAGCCAGCAGATTGCAAGTCACGCATGGCGTCCATGTCGCCGCCCTTGGCGCGGACCAAGAGCTGGGTGAATTGTTTCTGTGCCTGGCTAAACTGCTCGCCCATTAAGGCTGGCGAGTAGTCAGAGAGCAGCAACGCATCTGCCGCAGACAGCAGCTGGCGCGCTGCATCGCGAAGCGCGTTGTATGCGGCTAAGTCCGCTTCATACCGGGACTCTGCGGCCTGTTGCAGCTGCTGATTGGCCGCCAGTTCTGCGTTATAACGGTCGACAATGGCCTGTTGCAGAGCACCGACGACATTGATTTGCTCCAGCACGCTGCCCACGCCCAGCTTGGCGCGAAGGTCACTGATATTGCCTTTTTGATAGCTGGCTTCATTCCAGCCGCTGCCCTGGCGGCGAATATCTAAAATCGCTGCGGATATTGAGCTGCGCACACTGGCCAGTGATGATGTCAGTTCGCCCCAGCTGGCGTTCAGGCTATCGAGTGCCGTTTGCGCTTGCTGCATCAGCAGGTTATTGGCACTGATGTCCGCTTGATACCGGCTGACAATGGCGCCCTGCAGGTTCTGAATGGCTTTGATTTGAGCCGTGATGTCGCCGGTACCAAGCTGACCGCGCAGCTGTTTGACCTGGCCACTTTGATAGGCCGATTCATCCCAGCCCGTGCCCTGGCGGCGAATGTCCAAAATCGCATTGCCAATGCCGGCACTGGCAGCCTGGATACTATCAACCAGCTGTTTAAAGGTGTTGTTGATGTCGGCTGTTGCTTTTTCCAGCTCTGCGGCAATGAGTGCCGCCCGCTTACGGTCATACAGAATTTCCAGCAGGCTGGTATCTGCGCCCAGTTCTGCCGCTTCTTTGATTTGCGCGTCGTACCAGGCTTTTAAATCAAACAGGCTCTTTTGCAGGTCAGTCATATCGAGCTTGGCCAACTCGTCGCCGATGGATTTGTTGAACCCGGCCAGCTCCCGCGCCTTGCGCTCTTGCTGGTCATAGAACTGATCCATTGCCGGTACCAAAGCCATCAGCGCCGCAAACATGCGCTGTCCAGCGTCGGTCGTTAAATCCAGGCTATCGACCAGTGCCTTAAAGCCCTCGCGACTTTGTGGCATCGCAATGCCAAGGCTTGCAAACTGTGCGGCCGCAGATTTGGTGATGGCAGCCAGCTGCTCTTGCTCAGAGTAGAACTCGGCAAAATAGTCTGCAGTCGCACTCTGGAACTGTTCAATGCCGCCCATCAGTTCAATGATGGATTGCGCAACTTCCAACTCAATGGTCTTGGTGACGCCGGCGAACCGGCCAAGCTGCAGACCCAGATTATCCAGCGCCGAGTTAAACACGGCTTGTTCCTGGGCAACCCGGATCAGGGTGTCATATAACCCTTCGCCCATTTGTTGAAACTCAGCGATACCTGGCACCAGGTACTGCGCCATCAAATCGCCTTGCTGGCTGAACATCGCCTGCAGCTCTTTTTCAATTTCGTCGCCTTTGAGGTCTTTAAACGACAGCGCCGGCAAGTTGATGACAAACGATTCCAGCGTTTTGTTGGTTTGCAGACCAAGCAGGTTGACTGCTTCGGTGACGGACTCGCCCATGTGGGCAAAGATGCGGGCAAATTCAGTACGCAGCGCGTTATCGACGTCGCGATATTCGGTGGATTCGCTCGATGATTTACTCAGGCCAAACAGCTTTTTCTTGGTCGTTTTAATGACGTCGTAGACGGTCGCATTCATCAAACCACTGCTGATGATGTCGCCCAGTTCCTGCGCCGCAAAGCTCAGGCCACTGTCGACCAGTTCGGTCTTTTTGCTGCCGAACAAGCCGCCCAGCAGCTTATTGGTGAGGCCGCCGACCAGACCGCCGAGCAGCTTATCTGCCACTAAACCAATGACACCGCCCCCAACCATCGACGCCAAGCCGCTACCCAGTTGCAGGTTATATTCTTTGCCCAGTTCACCTGGATAGCTGGATTCGTTGAATTTGCCATAGCTGGCCACCAGGTTGACGGCCAGATTTTTAATGCCGGCAGAGAGTTCGCGGATGCTGCCATTGATTGAGCGCAGTTCTGCGTATTGGTCCAGCTCCAAGTCTTCAATGCGGCCGAGCGCATTGGCGATAGATTCAGATTTGGCGCTGTCATCACCAAGCACTGTGCCAGTGCCCTGGGATTTCTGCCGGTCTTCGGCGCTGACACCGCCACCACCGGCAGAGCCGCTAAACACACCAAGGCCAGCCATCAACGCTGCCATGGCCGCAATGCGGGCAAAGGCAGAATATGGATCACCACCACCTTGGTTACTGATGGCGGTCAACGCATTAGCCGCCGCTTTCTTCAGTGCCAACGCCGTTTCAATGGCAGCAAAAGTCACTTCTAACTTGTGCAGTACCTGGCGGCCCTTGCTTTGTTCTGAAAACATCTTGCTGGCCGCGCCGGTCAGTGAGGCAAAATGCCCCATCTGGCTTTGGAAGTAGTTGTCTTTGAGTTTGGCTTCTTTTTCTTCGACTGAGGCTTTGCCTTTGGCGAACGCTGCACTGTGCTGGTCCAAGACGTTAAGTTTGGCTTTTTCCGCTGCCAGCTCTTTAACTTTTTCGTTGTAGTCTGCCTGGCCGGCATTCATCGCTTCCAGCTGCTGTGCCACCGAGCCAAAAGCCTGCACCAGCACATCGCCGATATTGGTGGCCATGCCGTTCATGCTGGTCATGTCGTCCAGCATTTTATCAAAGGCGCCACTGCTGATTTGTTCGGTCAGGGCGATTTGGTCTTTGAGTTTCTGCTGGGCACGGATCTGATTTTCAATCTCGGCAATAACGGCCGGATCACCACCTTTGAGCTGATACAGTGCTTTTTGCACTTCATACTCTTTTTCACCTTTTGCCAGGCGAATTTGCAAAAGCTCAGTTTCTTTTTTCAGGCTGTCGAGGGTTTCTTTGTCTGTCACCAGAGCCTGTTTCTTTTCAATCAGCTGCAGTTCACGCTGCAGCGCAGCAAGGGCAGTAGGATTGGCACCGGTAAACTGCAGCAGTTTCTTTTGCATATCTGCCGTTTGCTGGCCTTTACTCAGGCGCAGGTCCAGCAGCTTCAGCTCTTCCTTCAGCTGCGTCAGGTAAGTGTCGGCATTTAAATTGGCGGTGGCTGTCTTGGCATCTGCAGCAAATTGTTTAATGGCTGCAGCGGCATTCGCCGGTAGGGTTGTGGCATCCACGAACTGGGCTTTAAACAGTTCCAGGTCAATGCCATTCAGGGCACGGCCCTGGGCGTCGACAGCTGCCGCTGCCAGCATCTGAGCGTTGTAGAGTTTCAACAACTCTTCTTTTAACTTGTCAGCACTGCCCGAGTTATCGGTCAGTTTGTCACTGTACGCATCGAGCGCAGGCAGACCGGCGTTAAAATTCTTGTTCAGCCCCTCGATCACAGCATTCAGTTCGGCCTGGCGTTTTTTCAGTTCATCAAGCTCTGGAAAAGTAGCATTAGCCACTGAAGCGCCAACACTACCGACACCAAAACCATTGTTAGGAACTGGTGACGCTCCTGCCTCTGATGAAGATATCCGTGCTGCCTTAAGCTTGGCTTCAATCTCTGCAACTTGTGCTGCAACCTGCTGTAGTTCAGCAATGGTCTCTTGATACAAGCCTGCCTTACGCTTTTTGCTCATGCGCTCAAATGAATCGGCCAACTCATCATTCTTTGCTTTTGCTTTCTCAGCAGCATCCTTGTAAGCAAACCACGCGGTAGTTAGGATCCCTGCGACGCCGATGACTAAACCAATGGGTCCAAGCAGTGCACGCTTGGCGATAGCCAGCGCATTAGTTGCGATAGTTGCTGTGCCGGTGGTGGTGGTAACTAGACCAAGTGCGGAAACCTGCGCTACTGATGCGGGGTTAACTAAAAGCATTCCTACAAGTAACGCAGCTTGTTTTTTAGCAAAATTAGCGAGTGCGGCTGCGCCTATGGTACCAATCACATACACAAACAACTCTGCTGTTTTGATTGCAGCCTGTAGTTTGGGACTCATTTCATCGATGCTGTCAGTTCTGACACTATCAAGGATCTGAGACACGCTTACTAACGTTTCAGCCCATGCTTTGGATAGCTCAAGAGTTTTGTCGAGGTGTGCCACAGTTGCAGCAAAACTGTTTTCGACCATGACATTAGCTCGTGCCATATTGACTGGAAGCTCGCCGAACTGTGCTCGGATCTCAGGCAGTTGTACTAAAATCGACTTCAGTACATCTTCCGATAGCAGCTTGCCTTCCAGTACCAAGGCGCGCATTTCGCCAAACCCCAGTTCTTTGGTTGATTTGCCAATATCGTCCATACCGCGACCAATGCGTGACGCAAGCTCGGGGATATTCTCAAGGATAGAGTTCCACTCTTCAGCCCGAATTATGCCACCAGATAAGCCCTGGCTGAGCTGCATCAAACCGTTATCCATGGCCTGCATGGACGATCCACCGATAACCCCCAGCATTTGCACCGCATCGGTGAGGCCCAGCATTTCGGCATTGGTGGCTTTGAGGTCTTTACGGCTGGTTGCCATGCGCTGGAACAAGTCAACAGATGCGCTGAGTGCTACCCCGTTTTTCTGTGAGATGTCGAACATTTCAGCTGACACTTGGTTGTAGTCACGGGTCTCACGGGTTGCCGTTTTAATACGTTGCTGCAGGCCATCGAATTCTGACGCAACAGTGGCAAAGCCTTTCACTGCATTGAATGTTTCAAACGCAGCATAAAGAGCAGCAGTCACCCCTATCATCGAGCGTAGAGAGCCGGCGAGGCTTACAGCAGTACTTTCGTTTTCCTGAAGAGCGGTGCTGAGCTGTTTGCTGCTATTGGCAGCTTTGTTCAGGCCTTTGGCTGATTCGTTGCCAGCGGTATCGAGCTGCTTTAACGACTTGGTTGCCGTTGTTGTACTTTGAGTAATGCCATTGATGTCTTTGACAACGACCTGACCACCGTTAATGGAAAAGCGGATGGCAATGTTCATATCGTTGTTATTCATAAATGGCGTTAACTCCTGTTTTGCTCTGCCTGGTAATTCAGTACTGTCTTTTCGATAACCTGCAGGCCGTTCCAGATCCGGTCTTTTAGTTCGACCGCTAAGCCCTGATAACCAGGCATCTGATTCGCTCTTACTTCAATTGCCGGGTAGTTCAGGCCAACTCTGGCACCTGCCATGCCGGCATACACCCACTGGGTTTGCACCCGAAAAAACAACTCCACGATGTATTGATTGCAGGGTTGAATGTCCGGTGCCTGGGCTTTTTGTGCTGCATACATCTGCACAACTTCGGGAGGTGCACCAGCTGCTTCCAGCGATTCAGCCAGGCGCTTAGGGCTGGCGCTGCCCCCCGAAACCCACCAATGGGCTATTTCTTCAAATTTTTGTCAGTTACCCCACCAGCGCGGGCTTCGTTGTATGCCTTGCGCACTGCATCAGCGACTTCTTTGCTGTTCAGCAACAGGGCAATGGTTTCTGGCGATGACTGCACATCTGCATCACCATTTTTGAACGGGAACGGATGTTTTGGATGCTTCTCAAAACCGATAAACACCGCACGGGTTTGCTCTTTGAGCAATTTACTCACGCGGGATAAATCGGACTCATTGACGCCATTGAGCTGACTGACAAGCGCTTCAGTTTCGTCTTCAGAGACGGACTGAAAAGTGGCAATAAAGTGGGCTTCAGCATTTATGGTCTGGCCCTGTTCGTCATATTTGTCGGTTGGGAGAACTGCCATTACAGCAGCTTTAAAAACGTTTTTTGCTAAGGCGTTAATTTGAAACACGGTCGTACTCCTGAATTAAAAGGGAGGCATCCTTGCCTTACTTTCATCCCTGGTTCGCTGCTTGGGGTTTATTCGGTTACCGAAAAATCATTTCAAAATCGTTGTCCCGCGCCGTCGGTACCACATCAAGTACACAGCGCAGATGGCTGATACCGTCGATAATGGTTGGCGCGATACTGTTCAGCTGCAGGTTCGGCACCAGCAGCTCGAAGATGCGACCGACATCTGTCACGTCTTCACCCAACTGGTAAGCCATGGCGCCAAAGGTGCTGATCTTGTTCCACCAGTTGAAGTCATTCAGTAACGGCTCTTCAAACACGATTTCTACTTGCGGCCGCCGGCTGGTGATTTGCACGCTTTCGTCGTTGGTCACAGATCGATAGGTCACTGTGTTACCGAGGCGGAACGTCAGCTGAGCCATGTTCACTTCCTGACCGAACAGCTGCATTTTGGTGATACTGACGGGATCAGTGACCAGCGGGTTTTTGAACGGGGTAAAGTCACAGTTCTGGAAATCAGCAACCTGTGCCGGGTTGACATACAAACCCATCAAGCTGTTGAACGTGAATTTTGGTAATGCGTCGGTGCCTAGGCTCACTTCCAGGTTGCAGCGTGCGCCAACACAGGGATGCTTCACTTTGCCGCGAAATACATGCAGTGTGATGCTGTCATGGTTAGTTGAAACCGGCTTGTAAGTGACTTTTGTTGCCGCGGTCACAGTTGGTTTCAAGCCCGCAGCTTGCAGCAACGGGGCAATGGCCGGCGCGGTGCCTGCAGCAGACACACCCGCTACATAGCCGGTTAACGTCCCGGAGATTTTCTTGTTGCGCTGGATGGAGCCTTTACTGCCGCCACGACCAGCATCGAATTCAATCGCTTCCTGATCACCGTCGAGCAGTGTCATATCGGCTTTCACCCGCATAGCATTTGCTGCAGCGGTTGGCGCCTTGTCAGTGCCATAGACAGTTTCTACAGCGGCCAGTACACAGGTATCCTGCTCTAAAATGCGCTCACCCATTATTGTTTCACCTCATTTCTGCGGGCGGCG